TACCCACCGTTGTAACTGATGTAATGCCCTGTGACAACGTTATGTCTCTTCCTGATATACTTGCTACTGTTACAGTGTCCTCTTCGGCATCTATTACACCTGTTAGTGTAATAAAGTCGCCTACACGAATATTTGATGTACTCGATAATGTAAGTGTGTTGTTTGTTGCGTTAGCACTTTCAATAAACCTTGCAGGCTCGGATCCTTCGTTGTCAAAATCGAAATTAACACTCATAACCTCTACTGGATCTGCTATACTTTCATGGAACAAATACATGCCCGGTTCAATTAGTTCAGGTGTTGTTACATCTACTATTGTGCCGCTTATAACACTATTTTCAACAGTGCCTTGTAAAGGTACAGATACATTTCCTAATTTACCTACACTGTCTGTTATAAGATCTTTATTAAGAACTCGCTCTCCTCTGATATTCTTTGGAGCAAAACTGGCGCCTGCTAATTCAGTACCCGAAGCATCTTTGAATCTAACTGTTATGCCGTTAACTAAAGCGTTTGATATTTCTTCGTAACTATGACCCATAGTTGAAATGCTGTTCGGAACTGCTGTAATCTTTAATGTTGTTTTTGCTAATGAAACATTTGCACTGTCTGTGATTACATTCAATGATGAATTAGTGCCATATAGCCTAGATCCAACTGTAAATGTGTCGTTAGTAGTTGCGTTAACAGTGAATACTTCGCCTGCACTACCACCCATGTTATCAACATCAAACACAATCTCTGTGCCTGTTCTAAAATCGTGTCCAGGTGAATACATTTGTACATCATAATCAATACTTGTATTGCCTGTTTTGTTTTTACCAAAGTTTATAAAACTAATGTTTGCTTTAGGCACTGTGTTAGTCATTCCGCCTAATACTGTTGTGTTAGCATATAATTGTACATCGCCAGCGCCTGTTAGATTTGCAACTTGGAATATGTTTCCATTTAAATTTGAACCGCTGTTGTCGTTAAACTTTAAATAATGTCCAATTGCAACTCCGTCTGTTGCACCATTATTAATTGTGAACGTTAACTGGTTGTTAACAATTCTCATGTCGGGGACAGCATCTACACTTCTAAAGATTGTTATGTCTGTTGTTGTAGGTACTGTTGCTCTAGCAAACTGGTATGCATGTTGTAATGCAACTGGTTCAGCACTTATAATATTACCACTTAGTTGTGGTCTAATCTCGAGAATTGAATTAACTGCTGGAATTGTATATTCGATATTGCCCATCTCAACAGATTGTTCAGCAACTTTTTCTTCGCTTACAAATCTTGTTACAGGATGGTCAACTTCTGCTTGTTCTGTTACATATATTGGGTTGCCGTCAAAGGATACTAAGTCTTTGTATGAGTCCGATATAACGTTGTCGCCTTTAAGTGCTAATACCTGATCAAACCACTTAGTGTGGTCATACTCTGTGCTTGTATTAGCATTATCATTGTTGTCTAGTATAATATCGGACAACTTAACATCTGCCCAAAGGAAAGATGTTCCAACAGTGTTGTCGTATTCTACATACGAAATAGTTGCGCCAGTGTCTGTGAGTTTATAAACTTCAAATTCTTCGTGCTCGCCTTTTGCAAAGTGAACCGTATCGTTTACTTTTGGCAATTTGTTTGTTCTAGTAATTTTAGTAATATCAAATAAGTTTTCAAAATCATAAATGTCAAATGCTTGGTACTGTACATTATACTTGGATACATATCCTGAGTTAGGTAAAGGCGCATACTTGCTGTCTACCATGCCTACATAACTAACACTTGATGTCATAGGCCATAAGCCTTTCTCCGCCATGTCAGTAGGTCTTACTGTCAATCTTAGAGGATCATCAACATCAATTAATATTGTTGCATCATCTTTTGAATCTGGATAAATTTCAAATGTTCTTATCTGCGTTAACTTAGCCGCTAATGCATCGTTGGCAAATACCTTAATGTTCAACGATGAACCAGGTAAGTCACCTTGGTATGAATCTTCCAAGTCAATTGTGCCACGTTCAATAATTTCTATAGTTGAATTAGGCTGTATAGGTGAACCAGGAATAGCACCACAGTCTAGGAATGTTATAGTAGATTCCCCTGAGGAAACATTACTAGTAATTGTGTATAATGCTTCTTCGCTAGTTTCTGGTAGTTTAACACCGTTAATTTCTACATCGACATGCGGATAACTGCCGTTAATAATTTGTAAATTGTCTGCGGCTATTTCATCTGTTGTTGTTATACCGTCACTAACACTTACTGGTGTAAACGTAAAGCTCTGTGAAATATTACCGGATAATAATGCGTTAGTAACAATTGTTGTTCTGCTACCTTCGTCAAATTCCCAATCATGCGAGCCAGGCGGAGTACCTACAATATTACCTGTTGTAGTTGCACCGTCAACAGAAACAATAATGTCACTAAACGTTGTGCTGTTTGCAGTTTCGAAACTGTAACGTTGTCTTGGCTGGTATCGCTTTGCAGGTAAGTTTAATGTGCTTTCTAACGTACTGCCTGCACCTTGCTCTGCTAGTGTAAAGTCATTGCCCTTAATTGTTAAGAAGAATTCTTCAGTGCCTGTACCTGCTGTTCTAGTAAACGTTGCTGAAATATTTGCACTAATATCGTTTGTTGAATTAATTGCGTTAGCAACATCTTCTACAGTAGTAACTGAGCTTAGATCAATAACAGTGTTTACATTAGAACTAAAATGATCTGTGATTAAAATATTACCAGCCGAAGTTAAATCTGCAACTGTTATGTTGCTTGTAGAAACAGCATATGGCTTCAAGAATGATGTAGTAATATTTGCTGTAAACAACTGTGCCGCAACTACTGTTACACTAGGATTAATAGTATATCCGTATCCTGGTTCATCTACAGTAACATCAAATATTCTTCCATCTGTTCCGATGTTAACTGTGGCTTTAGCAGTTGTGCCGCCGCCATATTCAAAACTTCCTGGAATGTCCGCAGGAGGTGGTTCAATTTCTAAGAATGGTCTTTGATAGAATTTAGTTGTTCTATCAAGCACTTCCACTTCGTTAACTTTACTAACAATGTCTTCTGGGTAAGCAACTTGTATAAGTTGTCTTTCGTTTGTTATTTCACTTTCTGCAATTTTTAAATCTATTGTTTGGTAGTTTTCTATGTCACCGAAGTCGCCCGCTTTAAGAGCCCATTCGTCATAAATTGCAACACTACCAGGAACAAGAACTTTGTCGCTATTAAGTAATACTTCGATACTGTTCTTAGTACCTTTACTTCTAATCATTCCAGAATAAAAATCATACTGGTCATCTTGCGTAAGTTCAAATTCTCTTAAATATTTTCTTTCTTCATAACCGTACTGTCTTCTACTTGCTTCGTATAGTTGTTTCTCAACTGGTACATGTCCAATCTCATTATATTTGCCCATGTCGCCTGCAAGTGTATCAAAGTTTGGCTTTAAGCCGTTGTCTGTGATAATATAGCCATCTGCTGTTAATGTGCCGTTCCAATTAGCAGTACGTTTACCTTTAATTTTTATTCTACGTTGTCTTTGACTTAAAACGTTGTCAAATATTGTATCACCAAATATAGTTTTATTTGATAATACCATTGCATGTTCAATTTCATTTGTGTATAATATTACACCGTAAATCTGTTTGCCTTCAGGTGGATTAATAGTAATCTTATTCGTATCTCTAATAATCTCGCACTCGGAAGTTTTAATTGATCTACCTTCTTGATCCAATATGCTGTACTGACTTTGGTCAACATCAATAATTTTACTTACTCTACCAATTGGTGCTGTAAACTTGACCCCAGACGCTAATGGACTTAAACTTAATGTGTTACCTGCGGCCCATTTGCCTATGCTCCAGAACAGGAATTGCCTTCCGCTGTATAGCCAGTTATTAACGTCATTGATATCTCCGTTAAACTCGCCGAAGTCGAAACCCATTGCTTCTTGCTTTCTGCCTAAACTATTTAAGAAATCAAATACTTCGTTAACTGTATCAAGTACTGTGCCATATTCCACTTTCTTAATTGTACCTGTGCCTGTTAAGTATAATGTTGCTTCAGCGGCGCCAGTCATTGGCAATGAAGGTAGTCTCTGCCAAACTGCTGTGTCTGTTACAACACTGCCTGCAGAAGCAAACTCTTTTGCTCTATAAAAGTTATAGCCTGATTTTACTATTGAGCCTATTTGATAATTTGTACTGTTGCTATAATTTGCAAATTCAATAGGTTCTCCGCCAACAGTAACTTCTGTTGCTGGACCACTAGTGTTACTTTCTTCTATTTCAAAGAAGCGTTTTACTGAATTATAGCCGTCTATCTTGTACTTGCCGTCAGTTGTGTAAGTAATTAATACACCAGTAAAGTCATTTGTTGTGCTGTAAGGTCCTACATGCACATCTACTTCAATATCTTCTTGGGGCAATATTAAACTTGAACTGTTACCAGTTGAACTGTAACTATCACTGAACACTGTCATAGTATCTTTGTCTATGTAGCCAGCAAATTTATGACCAAGTTTGCTTATAATTGATCTGTAAGGTTTAACAAATTCTGCTGTTGTGTTAAGACCTTGAAATTTCATAAATGCATGGATGAACTGGGTAAAGCCCACAGTATAAACTGTTTGCTCAGACGCATTAACTTCGCCGTGTATATCTATTAATTTAGTTTTAATTCTTCTCTTTGTATCTCTATCTAATAACTGCTTAGAGTTAGCAAGTCCTCTAAACGGTTTTCTCGGATCGGAGAACACACTGGCAAACTTACCAGGCTGTGCTAATAATAGCGCCTGCATAACCGCAAATGGATAACCTTCTGAGATTCTCCATGCATTTTCTACAGGAGCATTGTCTCCAAATTTCCAATTTTTATTTGTAAGTTCTGTGTTTACTGAGTATGTTGTACCTAATGTACTTAAAGCAGTAAACGTTGCAAGAGACTGATCCTGGGTAGTAGCGGTACCGTTATTATTTGTACTAACAGTTCTCGGTGTTGATGCAAAACTTGGTCCTGTTGTGTATGGATATGCTGGGTTACTGTCAGCATCTACAGTTGCAACATAGTAATATGTGCCTCCCGGGAATTCAGGAGTTATGCCGTGACGGCCATTGTATGCATCAAGATCACCAGTTGAAGAACTATACTCGTAGTCTTCTACAAACTCTCCTGTAGGCAAGCCGCCTATCGTCGATCTCGTTGTTGTTTTTAAACTGTAACTACTTTCTATTCTTTTAATGCTACTCGAAGCATTTGCTCTGTCTGAGTATCCATATGGTCCGTAAATTGGGAAACCATCAAATGCCCAACCTACTATAGGTGAATGAGCAGTTGTATTCCAGTTGTCTAATCCAACTGCTTGTGGGCTAGGTTGAATATATCCGTAAATGCCGTTGTTGTCAGGTGCGCCGCCGGCTGTATCTCTGCTAACTTCATTTCTATACATGCTGTTGTAAGTAAAGTTAGTGCTATCGCTGTGTGCTATACCTGAGTTAGCATTAGTAATTAATGCACCGTTAGTTGCTAGACCAATTGCAGTGTTGCTAGTTGAAGTTGCGTTTGCATAACTTGTTCCTAAACTACTAGGATCTACTCGTCCTACAAACGATTCTATTGTGTACGAATAAGATTTATCTTCTATTGTATTAGCATTATCTGACGTAGGAAAGTTGCCTACTGGGTGATTCATAACATTGTGTGTTGTTATGTTCATCACCGTGCCTACTTCCCACACACTTAACCCGTCAACATTTAAAATTGTATCTGCATCGGCACCCGAAGTACCACTTGTGGTTGACGTCCAACTAGTTGATTTTGTTGTTGCTGTTGTGCTAATAATATTAGCAGGTGCAATCAACTCGCCACTTGCATTAACAGGTAGCTCATATGCTAATCCGATACGTCTGTACGGATTATTTTCTCTGTATCTATTGTTAGTTACATTTTCTCTGTTACCTTGCCTAATAATACCTTGTTCCAAGTCAGCCCATAAATTAACATTAGTCGAACTATAATCTGTGCCGTATGTTGTTTCCCACCATGTAGGCTTTCTAGTAAATCCTAGCATTTCCCACGGATGTGTATGAGGGCGTTCTGTGTCATAACATGATTCGAATATTCCTCTCCAGTAAGCAGGCTTAGGCGTGCCGGCATTGTAATTCCAAGTCCATAAGTCGTCTTCTCTGTAGAATTCATTCTTAACAAAATCTACGTTGTTTCTTGTGATATAGTTGTTAAAGTTAGAACGTAACAATGCATAAAATTCGTCTCTGTTTCTACCTGTTGTTCTAAATCTGCCTGGTCTAATGTCTGTAACATTTAAGTCAGGTAAACTATCAGAATTCCTAAACTGTTGTAGTGTGGCATTGTAAATTCTTTTCTCAAATTCTAACAATATAAAGTCGTGTACATCATCTAGTGCAACAGACTTACTACCATCGTGTCCTACTACCATCTTTATAGGACTAACAAATGATGTATCAGTGATAATCTCTGGATATGTGATAGGGTACATTCCCAATGCACTAGGTGTTGAAGGTACTTGGGCACTTTCTCTGTTAGCATCATATAGCCTAACTTTAATGGTGTTGCCTAGTGTTGGCGTGTAATTGGTTGTAAATGTAATTGTAACAACGCCATTGCTAGAACTTACAGCATAGTCGATATCAGCACACAACAGTTTGTCAGGTGTAACACCGTCTGATTCGTATACATAAACTGTGTTGTCAATTTTTAATAAATCTAAGTAGTGCGAACAAGTGTATTCTTTTGTTAGCACATTATTAATAACAATCTTCTCTTCGATATATTTGTCACCGAATGCTACCATGAATGTATCATCAAATACATTCTTACCTTGGTTATATGCTATAACATTTTCTATTACTAACTCTAGCATGTCGCCATAGGACATAGCACTGTAATCATTGCCATTTACAAAGTTAACAATCTCTTTCTTTAATCTGTTTTTATATTTGACGTATTCTTCAGCAACAAAATCCATACTGTCTTTGATATTAAATTTATCGTTGCTGAATAAGAATGCTGACAACCTTAAATCATCGTCAGTTTGTAAAATCTTGTCTGCATATTTTAATTCTGTTTTTATGTCTGCAGAGTTGTTTGCACCTAGAGAATCACCTTTTGCATCTTCTTGGAGCTCTAATAAGTTTTTAAAATGCTCTAAATATTCGGGCTGTGATATAGAAAGAATATCAGCATTATCTAAGTTCGAATGCCAACTGCCTGGAACGTGATATCTGCCATCTGTATTTGCATTAATAAAGTAACCAGTTTTTGTTTCAGTAAATATATCAATTATATCAAATTTGCTAAATGTAAAACTGCTAAATTTAATAGCAATTTGTTCACTGTCGTATGAGAACAGTTCTGTTCTAATACCGTTAACATACACTCTAATACTTTTTTCTACTAAGCCTGCAATATCACTATCTGAGTTTGTAGGTACTGCTGATATATGGTACAATCTTCTAGAGGTTTCGAAATCACTATCGCTTATGACATACCTGTCTTCTACACGTTGCTGTAGTTTGTCTTCTAATGGTCTCCATGCCGTATCGTATGTTACATCATTATTATTTCTCTTATAATATATGTAGCCTTTAATTTGAGACTTAGTTGTTCCGCCAAAAGGAACATACGATTCAAAATAATCATCTATATGGTTTGTAAAGGATATTTCACTAAAGTTATTAAAGTTTTTATACTCTAACGGAAATCCTAAAACAGTATCTTCTGTAGTATTTACTTTCGCGGGTGTATACCCGAAGATGTTATTACCTGTAAATGTACTGTTAGGGTACACTGCATCATCGTCAAGTCTAACTTTGTTACTGTCGTACATAACAAATTCAATTGGTGTATTAATTTTTGTCTTTTGTTGTCCTGCTACCCAGTCAGTGCCTGACCAGTGGTATTCTATACCCTGATACCTAGCACCAAACTTAATTGTTATTACATCACCTTTTTGTGCAACGTAAGGTATAAAACCTACATCACCATCTAATAATCCTGCAGGGCTACTTTCGTCTGCCAGTCTAGATAATGCTACATTGCCTGAACCGTCATCATTAATAACGTATGCATGTTGGGAAACAGACGCACTGTCACTTGCAAGTAGTACTGTATTACCGGGTTGTAGTGTTACTGAATCAATTGACGCTCCTGTTGGACGTCCGACTACTTCGGATTGCAGATAACCTTCAGTACTGATATCTACTGCAAATTTACCTGTAGTACCAAAATTGTACAATTCGATATTTCTTTCAAATTCTATTATAGGTCTTACTGCACGTTTGGCTTTTGGAGGTAATTGATCTCCGACATCTAAGAAATTATTCTTATGATGCCAAAAGTTAATTCTACTCCACACATTGTTATCAGTTGCTCCACGCTCCATAATAATATAGTCGGGATTTTCTTGAGTGTTGTCACTGTCAAAAGGCTCAACATCAAAAGCGCCTTCTCCGCCTACAGTATATACAAGTTGTGTGCCTAAAGGTGCAACATAACCGCCCCACAGTGCAATGCCTGTATCTGGGTCTGTTTGGTCAAATGTATAGTCCGGGGTTGGCCAATTATTTTGTCCTGCGGTTGAAACATAACTTTCAACACCGGCTAAACCACCACTGTTAAATTCTGTTGTGCCGTCTGGTACAGTTGCAACGAGGTCGTCATCACTATCAATTATAGTTTGGTCATACGGTATATAATCTTCAGTACTGAACACAGTTGCAAAGTTTTGTTCTTTGTCGTGTAGTATAATACCTTCGCCTACGCCTTCTACAATAAATCGTTTTTCGTTCTTAAATCTATTTGGTATAACATAGTTTCCAGAAAAGGTAACAACCATTCCTGTTTTAAACTCAACTCCGCTCGGTGTTGTAAATGACTTTTTACCTACAATATCTTTTTCAATGTTTACAGGGCTTGTATCTGTACCTTCTACAATAACTGGTGTTGGACCGTTTGGGCTCCAAAAATACTCTTGGTAGTTAATGAATTTATCAATACTTATTGGTGGTAAGAACGTATACGCTTCGGTATCAAAGATACTATTTTGATTTAGTGTATTAACACCATAACTTTTAAGTACATTAATATAGTCCTCATAGAACATGATATTTGTACTTTTACCTGTTGTTTGGTCAATTGAGCTTACTGCTGGTTCTAAACTAAATTTATCTCTGTCAGCAGTTGGTTGCAAAATATATGTATCTCTTGCATCTAATAAGTCTTCTTCGCGCCTGCCCACATAAGCAGACATTGACTCAACGTTTGCTTTACTAAAAAGTTGCTCTACTGTAGTATCGAAAAAATTCTTTATTACAGGAGTCTGGTGAATTACCGGAAGTTTTGTATATTTTTTATCAGCCATGTTTATTAATATCCACTTGAGTCGCTTGAGTTATTGCCTGAACTACTTGCACTAGTACCTGAAATCTGATTATTGATTACATTGTCCTGTGTGGTAGTTGCTGTATTCGTACCTTCTTCTGCTACATAGTTGCCCATGTACGTTGTGATGCCGTTAGGCATAAAAAATGTCTTTCCAAAGAAATCATGTGTATGAGATGTTCCGTTACCCACAAAGTCTGATGCTTCTTTAGTTGGGTACAACGGATAGTAACCGTTGATTGCGAATGGGCCAATTTCACTTTCTGGATTTTCATATGCAGTAAATGTTGGAGTACCACTTGCAGGTTTAATATTGTCTTTAGTAATTTTGTCAACTATGTCAATGTCGTCGACAGATGCTGTACTTAAAAATAACTCGTCACTGTCGCTTTTCACTTGAAATAAATCTCCAAATACGCCTGATGTTTTCTTGGGCACAATAACAATACTACCAATTGAGTTACCTACTTGTTGATGTATGTAACTACTCAATTCTGTGAAGTAGAATGTATCGCCAAATTCCCAATTATCTATACTGAAATATTTAGTAATAGCAGTAACAATTTTGGTTTTAATCTCGTTGTCACTTAACGAGGTACCAGGTAATCTTACTACCTTGAATCTTGCTTGTAACTCTGCTAACGCATCGTTACCGAATAATAACTTAAATCTGCCACTTTTGAATAAAATTTGATCACTAGCCGCTTTGTAAGTTTGTAAATTTTGGAACTCTGTTTCAAGTTCTAATGTGGATGGCTCTTCGGGCCATGCTGTTCCTGGAACATTAACATACGAAAGTACTTGGTCATAGTAGTTGTCTGTTAGCACGAAAAATTCGTGTACATTACTAATACTAGGATCTATTCGCATATCGTTATTTGCTATGTGGTTCCATTTAAATACTACACTCTCTTGTGTAGAATTATTTGTATCTTGAGTAAAACTTTTACCAATCTTAGCTCTGTGTTTTGAGCTTTCGTAGTTGTTGACTACATCGAGATTCGTACTGCTGTAAGATAACAAGTAAATTTTGCCTGTATCTTTTGCATAAACTTTTTTGTTATGTAATTTACCTTGTGTATTATTAAATGTATCCACAATGGCCTTTGTCTTGACTAAAATAATATCATAGTCTGCTAGGTTATAATATGTGCCTGTTAAATTCAATGCACTACCAGTAGAATTACCTGCAATTTTATCTCTTGTTGCACTAAAGTTTACACCTGGTTCTCTGCGTAAGTCCAATATACCTGTCTTAACAGGCTTCGTATATGTGTAACCGTCGAAACTATCAAAGTCTTCAAAAATAACAATATCGCTTGGCCCAACAAACTCTTCGAATTGAATAGGGTTATCAGGACTATCATCGTTAGTGGAATTAAAAGGAGTTACTTGTACTTTTCTTGCATCGGTATGTCCATCTGGATATATAAAGTTTTTAACAGCACTCCACACAATAGGGGATCCTAGTCTATCTTTTGATCTTATATAGTCTACGTTAATAATATCTTTACTTGACAAACCAGAACTGTCAATTGCATAGTGCCTTGTAGTATTAAAATTAGTTATTGTTAATGTTCCTGACTGTGTAGAAACATTTGCGTTAGAAACATAAATGTGTCCGCCACCGGCATTTGATTCTATATTGGACTCAAATAATGCAGAGTCACGTTTATACGCAATGTTACCACTAGCATTTAATATTGGAAATCCAAATGTTGTACTATTAAAGTCTATGTCTAACTTGCTCGGCAGTGAGTGTACAACACCTGTGTTGTTTGCAATAGTAACATTGATGTTACTTGTTAAATCTGATGTATCGAAGTTAGAGCCTAACGGTATAGTTAGGTTGTGTACAAAAGTATTACCGCTAGAATCACCATTTTTGAATATACCAAAGTTCGAGTTTAATGTAAACTCAACCTGACTGTAATTTACGCTTCTGGATTTTAATGGAATATCATTAAAGTTAACACCGTCTTTAGTTGAATACCATTTATCGCCAATATAGTCTGGTGTAGGCGATGTAGTATCTCTCCATTCAAAGCCTTCTTGTGTTTGACCTTGGCTGTTAAGAGTGGTTAGTTCTAATGTGTCGTATTTTGCTCTACCTGTAAAACTGTCTACAATTCTGTTTTGATTTATGTTGTAGAATCTGCAATCTTCGTAACTTTCGAATATGTATTTAGTACCTCTTAGTTCCACATTATATCTAAACGACAATGTGTCAATTGGCTCATATGAAAACTTCATAATCCAACTTCTATCTCTGTTGTTGCCTGAAGTATCTTCTGCGTTACCTATGTCAAATGTTCTGTTCAAATCAATGTCGTTGTTATTGATAACATAAAACGTATCACTTGTAGCATTGTATCCAATGCCAAATGATTGTTTTTGGCCAATTGCTGTAGCAATTCTTGTTGCTTCAACTTCGTAGAACTTACTTCTCAATGTAGTAATAATTTCCTTTCCAGTCCAACCGTCTCTTACATTTTCGCTTAATGCGAATGGACCGTTTGCTGTAGTACTAGAGCTAACACGTCTGCCGTTATCTCTAACAGAAACAATTTTAACCCATTTATATTTCGTAATATCGTCAGGGTCTACAAATTTTATCATGTGCCCTGGTTGTATAAGCGCCAAGGCTACTTTGGAAATATTTACATCACTTATTGTACCACTGGTCGTAAATGTTTCTGTCATGTACCCTGTATCGTTTTCAGTTGTCTTAGGCAAAGTCTTCCATACTATACCGTACTGATCTAACTTAAATTTATTTGGTTGTGTTTCGATCCACTTATTTCTGAAATCACTGTAAATAAAATCTCTTAATTCCAAATTCTTCAAATAAGTTGTGAACACTTTTTCAATTTGTTCGGATGCTGTATTGTTGCCATCAATGATAAATGAATAGCTCTGTGGAGAATCTTCTTTGTATAATGCTCCATCTTCAGCAATAGTTGTTGTTGTCTGGAATGTGCTAGTAGGATCAGTAATATCGATATACCTACTATGTCCAGCATGTGTTTTATTAGTAACTTTTAGTTTTCTAATGTTACTACTTTTTGCTAAAGGTAACACTTGATAATCTTGTGCTGACACCATTCTGTCTTGGGCATAGTATGCCTGTGGTGCTCTTTCTTTTATGCCTGCTAATGTTTCTGAAGGTAATGCATTATTAATACTAGTTTGTAGTCTAGCAGTAATAGTTAACACATATTTTTGACCGGTAGGTGTCTCATAAGTAATATCAGTTGAAACGTTGCCAATATCATCTGGCTGTATGCTATACCTTTCGTCGGCACTTGCTCTATAAAATGCTCTATAGTTTCCTACTGGAACATTTGCAAAGTTACCATCAGCAAACTGTAATTTAATACCGCCTGTGCCTAAGTTTTGGACAGCATATAAGTTAGGCGAGTTTTTTGCTAAAGTATTGTACTGAAGTGTTTGCCCAACTGTGTTAGGAATCTTTTTCCACTTGGACAAAACACCACCGATTGTACTTACTTGTTGAAAAAATACATCATGTTCATTAATACCGTCAACCGCAATTGTTTGCGATCTGTTTTCTTCTGGAGTTTCAAAATCGTAACTCTCTGACTGCAATACTCCTTGTTTGAACATCAAGAAGAATCCGTTATTTGCACTAGAAAGTCCCATCCCGTCATTTCGATGGATTATACCAAAGTTGTCTGCAGGGTCAGGATGCTTTTCGAAGAAAAAGTTATTATCTTCGAAATCTGCATTTACAATTTCAAAATCCCTACTTACACCGTTTATACTCTTTTTAAACTTGTAAACAAATGGCGCATTTATTTGAGTGTTAATTTCATATAAGTCGGTAATAATATCGTTAATAGAACCAGTTTTAACTGGCTTGCTGAATCTATTTACATTGCCAAAGGCATTGTTCATTATTGTAATAAACTGCTCGTAACTGTCAGGATTGTTAGCATCATTCCAAGTAACAGCTCTGTTACCTATTTGTGTGCCTGCACTATCCGTTAATGGCTGTGTGGTGCTAACACTTACAACTTTTAGTAAGCCACTTGCGGAAATATTTCTTTTAGGATTATATCCTAACTGTCTTGCAAGTTTGTAAACAGAATCTTTTCTCTCTGCTGTTTCTAAAAAGTTCTCTCTTGTATTAACATCCATTCTAAATGCAATACTTTGAGCCAAGTATGCAAGTAATTCTATAATAGCAATAAACTCTGAACTTTCGATATAATCGTTGAAGTTTTCAGGGAAATTAGTTCTGATATATTCTATCATTGCTGTGCGAATAGTTTCAAAATCGTATGCTTGGAAGTTTACATTACTATATGCCTTGTAGGCTATGTCCCAATCTTCCGCCGCAAATAAGTTGTTTTGTCTGTTGCTAGTTGCCATGTTTAAATCTCTCTGCTATCCTGTGTGTATTCCACAAGCAGGGTTTCTTCATCTAGAAAAGGCTTAAGAGTTAATTGAACTTGCACTCTAATTGTATGATCAAGCACTGTAGTAAAAATTGATTGAACATTGATCCTCGGATCTTTAGTGCATATTCTTATAACTTCGTCTTTAACTTCTTGCTCTACATATGAATCTAGAGGATTCATAATAATATCATAAATAGTAGTACCAAACTTAGGACGCATTACTCTCTCGCCTCGTCTAGTGTACAATTCGTTCAAAAGGTCAATCTTCACTGCTTCACCATTAGTAACGGTGTAAGGAGGTCTAATTTTTCCTATTGTACTAAAGCCTTTATATATGTTTGCCATATCAATATTTATCACACTTAGTTAAAACTAGTTTTAATACAGCCTAAAAAGGCACCAAAAAAAAGGTTGACTTTGGGTATAATAGAATACATAATACTGAAGCATAAAACTTTTTATGTAATTTTTTTCACTACGAAATATAGGACAGTTAATGAAAAACGTTTTAGACAAATTTAACAGCATTGTTGAGCTTGCCGATAAGGCAAATAAGGCTATTGCAAGTAATGGCTACAAGTGGACTACTGGCTACGGGCCTAGGTTCAGAAAGATGATGCATTTTGATAACAGACGAGTACACTCAGTTGGTATATACGATTACCATGAGAAGAAATATATACTTTTTGAGATGGTAAACATGGTTGGTCAGTCGAAGCACTCGGTTCCAAAAGAGTTGCGTCATATGGAGAGACTGATATTAGATGCCAAAATTGCCTAATGTAGTATTTGTACACGGATCAGGTCAAAGCGGACTAAGTGTAAATTATCTTCAAGTATTCCTACCCGAGTGTAATCTATTAACCCTAGAGTATGCAGTTCAGGAAAATCCTGATGATATACTAGAACGCTTTGATAAAGAAGTTAACGACACGTTCGGTGAAGAGCATTACCATATCATAGCACACAGTTATGGTTGCTTGTTGTCCACACTGTTAGCAGATAAAACAAAACGAGTTTTGACCATGGTGACCATGAGTGCCCCATGGGGAGGAAGTCATACAGCACGTTGGATCTCAATGGTGTTTAGGCAAAGTAAGTTGTTTTCTAATGTCAAACCCAATAGCATGTTTTTACAAGATATTCAGAAAATACAGTTAAGCATTCCTGTTGCTAATATCATAACAACAGGTTCAAACGGTTCTGCAAATGATCTTGCTGGTTTAGGCAGTCAACATAACGATGGACTGCTCACAGTTGAGACGCAGAAAAAACTTCCCAGCAAGTTTATTTACGCAAAATCAATTGAGCTTCCTTTGAGCCACAATGAAGTGCTTTTGTCATTCGACACTATAAATATAATTAAGCAACACATATTTGGAGACACTAGTGGCACAGAATACTTCACTGAATAATACACTCGAAGAAGAACTAAGAATTATGCTTGTTGAAAAAAATGAAGAGTGTAACGCACTTAAAGAACATATCAAAATGCTCAAACAAAATATCGCAGATGAGCAAGAACAAAAATACAGAGCATACGTTAAAATAGCAGATTTACAAAAAGTAAGAGCTTAAAAACCTTTTTGGATTTTGTGCAACAAGTATATTTTTCGACTAATCTCGTCCCAGTGAGAACTACCACCTTTCATTATCGTTAATATGTCTGGACGCATCGAGTCTGGCGATGACCATAATTTACTTAAAGCAGTGCCTTGACTTTGGTATATAGATTTATTACCTGCTTCACTTGTCATTCTGATATTTCTAGCAATTTGGTCATACTGTCCGGCTTGAATAGACTTTAATACTGACGACTGATCAAATCTGCTTGGACCAAGCCGTTGTGTTAATATCGTTAATGCCATACCTTGCTGTACAGACATCGGTGACTTAGCACGATTGAATGCGTATAGAGCCGATTGTTTTAAATCATTATTCAGTAATTGTTTACTTGCTTCTTTACTCATGCCAGCCGCTGTTTGGTTTATGAATATAGGTTCCTTGTATCCACCACCTTCTGGAATAATAGCGTATGCGGAATCACCTGCTTTGAAATTGTTGCTTATATCACTTGCATTATAGATTCCTTGCGATGTTAAGTTTTGTCCCGGGCCTGCGTCTTTGATAATTGCTGATATGTCGGCCGCCGATATCTTCGACTTCCCGGTGTCGATTATTGTTGTTGCTGATGTTGGATCAAAGTTTTTGCCATCACCGAACATTATTGTGCCTGCTTGTTTTTCGGCATCGCCTATAACATGCTTATACCCTATTGCTGTTATATCTTTGTTTGGGAAGTTACCGTTCTCATCGACCATACTTGTTTCCGTCAATGAAGGTAATGTGGCACTAGCAAGTGCATCTGAACATCCTTGTAAGCCGCCGGTTGCCACAAGTTCTGACGCTAAGGCAGAGCCCGAAAGTGTATCGCTTTTAAGCAATGGTGCTTCTTTGTAATCTGGTACCATAGAACGTATTTGTCCTGCATCTACAATCTGTATACCACCACTAGGCGAAGGTTGTTCATTAGTGGCATGTTTATCTGTGAGATAATCTTGCAAAGCCGGACCTTTAACTCCGTCATAGCCTACGCCTAATTCAACAGTGCCGTCTGGATTAACAATAGTGTCTGGTCCTATTCGACCGTAGTCACTTGTGCCCGGAGGATACGATCCTGCTGTAAATCCGTCTGAGTTAACAGCTTCGAAACTACTTGCAGATTGAACTCGTGTGTCTGCAGTCTTGTGACCGAACCAAGGTTCTCTGGTTGTGATCATTGTGGTTGTTGAAGCAACTTTTATCTTTTTGCCTCTAGGGTCACTGAAATTACTTTCTGTACCTTGTGGTATTGATGCTGGCAAACTTGGGTCTGTTTGTCTTAATCCGCCACCTGGTAGTGGATTTCTAGTATCAACGTTTGTTGCTTCATAGTCCACAACAGGAATACTCATAGGCTCGTCATGGAATATATTTACTGCTAGTGGTGTCACTAGAGTTGGCGCTTCTGCTGTGCCGCCTGAGCCACCGTCATTGAGGTGTACTGTCGACCCTTTAACAAAACTTTGACCTCCAGACACAACATGACCACTACCACCTGATGTTACAAATGTGTCTCCGCCTGACTTTATTACACTATTCTGCGGTGTGGAACTTTCTATACCAGTGGCTCCGTACAACAATGTTTTACCTGCGGAGTTTGTGGATATAACACTACCGCCTTTTTTGGTTTCCATCTTAATTGCTGAGTTTGTTAATTGATTAATGCTGTTACCTGATTGTATGTAAACATCGCCACCAATTGGACCTTCCATCTTAGGATCTACTTCGTCGCCTTGGTCTTCCATTAGCCCTGCATTTATGTTTACTCTAATACCAGCATCTAAATTTAGTTCTTGGTCTGCTCTGATATTAATATTATTTGTGGATCTCATGTTTATATCTTCATCGCTGAATATTTGTATGCTACCATCAGCTGATAATTCTACCCATGCTGTGCCTGGACTATTAATAACATAAACTAACTCGTTTGTATCGTCTATTAATATTTGTCCGCCACCTGCTGTTCTCATTCTAATGTGACGTTGTCCTGCATTGTCGTCTAATACAAAACTATGGCCACCAAGTCTATTTGTGCCGTCTCGCTTGCCAGTGTCTAAG